TAAAAGAAAAACAAATGTATGATGTTACAAGAGAAATTCTATCAGTTCCGAACAATGTTTGGAGTTCTATTATATAATATTTTTAAGTTTTTATAAATATATGTTATATTTACACCCCTGTTGAACCAAATCCACCGATACCTCTTAAAGTGGATGGACCAAGTTTTTCTAATGTATCAACAATATTTACGTAAATAGGTATTAAATTAGGTGCACAAATTTGTAATATTCTAGAGTATTTTTCCATATACCAATCAAATTCTCTATCGTCGCTGACATCTGATGAATTGAGACAATCAAACATTCCAATTAAATTTCCGCGATATCCGGCATCAATAATTCCTTGATTATTTGCTAAACGCAAAGGCGTTTTTGAAATACTTGAACGTGCATAAATGTAAAATGGTGTATAACAAAATTGTCCATTAGTATATAATTTACCGCAGCATTTGACTCTAAAATCAACTTTATTAGTTGGTTTGTCTTTCCAAGCCCTTGTATAAAATTTAGTTCCATCTTCACAATTATACGTATCTTTATTATTTTTTGGTAAAAACAAATCAAACCCTGCATCATAAAAAACTGGGTCTTCCAGAAGTTTTTTATTATGTTTTTTAGCAGCTTCTACATATAAATGTTTAAGTTCTTCATCCGTATCATCAACATAAATTGATAAATACATTATATTGTTATGATTTGATACATTTTTAATATGATTTGCAAAGGAAACAAATTCTCTTAGATAATCAAATTCCATTTATAAGTAATATAAGTAACTTAATCTTTAAGTTGTTTTAGTTGTCATTAAAGCCAAGAAAACTAGTAAATAAATTAAGAATATCCAAATAATAATCCATAGAGGCAGTTATAAAATTCCCATAATAATTTCTTTGTAAAATTTTGTTAGTATCATAAATAACATAAACAGCAAAAAGAATGATTCCAATAAATGACAATATTTTATTGGTTTGATTCATCTTGTAGAAGACTAAACGTGTTACAATTAAAGCTAATAATGCCCAAAATAATATGGCACCAAAATTGTAGCCAATATTAATGCCGCCAACCAAAAGAGCTACACCTGTTGCCATCATAAACACAAAAACGGTTAATGCTCCTTGAATGGCTACAATTATCAAGTCAGAAAAGTAGTTCTTTTTGAGAACTGAGAGCATAATGCCAAATGTATAAGAAAACACACAAAATAATAAAAATTTCATAAATTCCGGCATAGGAACCAATGCCATCGCAAAAATAATAATTAGCTGGACAGTAAATAGGATCCAAATACTTACATCCATTATACCTTCGTGAGTTCGTTCCATTACATAATATGTAATCCCTAATTGTGCTATTAAGTTAGTAAAAACAAGGATCAAAAATTCCTTCTTTTCATACATTAATTTTATTATATTTGCGCCTTTTTGACCAAACATTTTGGACGATACCATTTATAAAATAAAGTTAGAAAAAATGATTTCTTAGAAATATATATACGTAAACTTGTTGGCAAAACAAATCCCAAATAAGCATTTAATGAAAAAAGAACTTCATAAATTGTGAAAGCTCTTCAAGGTGTAAAATTAATTACAAACAATGCTCTGATACTAAATTATATATTTCTGAATTTTTAACACTAAAACTTGTCATCGGTGCTCTACATAACGCGCATACAGGACTACAATACATGTTATTATGTGCTTTTAAAGTCCCTTTTATACATTCGCCACAGAATACATGAGAGCAATTTAACTTTACCAGATCTATAGTGCTTTTACTCTCGTAGCAAATTGGGCATTCTTCTACCCCTTCTTTTTCTTCCTGCTGAACTAACAACGGACTTATATTATATTTTGGAGCGTGTGCAACTTCTTCAAATTCCGGTAGCAGATTCCTTTCTACTGCTACTAACAATGAGTTTCTAAAAAATATTTGCTGAGAGAAACTTAATAATGATACTGGAGAAGGGGTTGTATCAATATACCACATTACGCCATGTTCGTCTTCTGGTGATGTATACTCTAAATTACGAGTATAATCTGGCACCGGAACCGGTGCTACAGGTAATCTTCGCGATTCAATCCATCCATCATTTTCTTGAGGCTCTGAAAGATGGATACGACTACTAAAATATTGCCATAGCAGATCAATTAATACAGCTTTTGTTGTTCGCGATACTGCAAATAAATATCTCACTCCTACACCACGAAGCTCTCTAAGATTGAATCTTCTTGTTAGAACTGATTTAAACCTTAACTCTATATCATGAGGATACTGTATCATTATATCCACATATATTACTTTTATTCTTTCATATAATACATCAATCATTGGATGATGACACTGACTAATATTATGGGAACGATTTTGGCAAAATGAGCAGACCATTTTTAAAAAACTTGATATTTGTGTAATAAGTTTTTGAATTTAATTATAAATCAATTTTTTTACGCCAAATAAAAAAGAAAAGGGTATTAGCTAAAGCACTAATGCTTTAGCCTCACCTTTTTATTACTTAATTGATTACACGCATGCTATAATCTACATAAATTCACGATAGAGCTCATCGCAAATTTCACGTTCTTCCTCGCTACGACCACTAAAGATGGGCTGCTCTTCGGCAACTTCTCCATCTTGGACTTGGAGAGGCTCTTGCTTCACAACTAGCTCCGCTGCTGAATTCTTCGCTGTAATTTTACGCTTTCTTAAAGGTGGAGGTATGGCATCACCATAGTCAATCTTCGCCATGTCTGGATTAACTATACGCTGTCTTGGGGGAGACGATGAAAGACTGCGATGAACCACGGGTTCACGATTCTCGGGTTTACAAGTGAGAGTTGGAGCGATAGGTAATTTAGCGTTTTTTTTATCGTTTCTGTTCTCAGAACTACGATTGTCAGGTCTGCGACGAACTCGTGTATCATCACGTCTTTCAGGTCTGCGACGCTCTCGTGAATCATTACGTCTCTCTGGTCTGCAACTCGCTTCGTATTCCTTCTTAAGTGTCAAATCAGGCCCAAACTCGTCCGTAACTCGGGTGCGAGGCTCCTCATCAAAGTCAATGTGAGCTCTTGTGCGCTGGGAAGCTCCTCTATTTTGTGAATTACTGAGTGGTTTCCACTTACTAGCAGACACCTTCCAAAACCAAGGGCTATCATAAACGATTTTTATTTCCTTACCGGAAACTAATTTTCTACGTACTGCTTGCGCATCTTCATTCCAGAACCACCTATCAAAGTGGACATACACTCGCTTAAAGGTATCGCCCTTCTCATTCTTTCGTTCTAGAATGTCTAGACGACTAATCTTGCCTAGACCAAGTTCGCCAAATACATGACGAATCCTGGCTTCAGTGATATTGTTGAAGACACGAGGAATACAGAGGGAAGGCTGGAATTCAGCGAGGTAGCGGAGGTCAATTACTTCTTCGGTCATTTTTCACAATAAATCTATCTCTTGGTTTATGAGATAAAAATATTTCAATTTTTTTTTTAAACTATAGTAAAAATACATAAACTAAAAATTTTATAATGTTAATAATTATTAAAAATATTGATAAATAAACCTTTGACTTTTATATAAAATGAGTATTAAAATAATATATATTATTTTTAGTGTTAATACTAATACATCTAAAATAAAAAAAATTGAATATTAAAACATACATAAGCTATAATATAAAAGCATCCTCACAACAACAACCTAGTACCAAAATGACTTCAAATTTGTCAATTCAAGACAAACAAAAGAAGAGTTGGGCATTGATGGCTATAGAAGCGGATGAAGAAGAAGAGAGAGAGCTAAAAGAGGAGCAAGAAAGGAAATTAAGAGAACTAATAGAGATTCGTAGAGTTTTATTTATTTTAGGTCAATATGAAGTTGAAGATGGAGAAATATTAGAATAGATATGTTTTGTAATAATTAATGAGCATTTTTTTAACAATTCTAAAATAATTAAAAAATTTTTAGTTAACGTATTTTTACTATAGTTTAAAAAAAAATTGAAATGCTTTTAAACTATATAGTATAATATAACTATAATCTATTACTCGTATCCAACTTCAAGTTTACTAACTCAACCGCAAAAATGTCTCGCAACGTTAAGAACGTCAAGAACTCTGCTCCTATGCAGAAATACTGCAAAGTATGTCACGATGCTGGCAAGTCTGAATCAGAATATCGCTCTCATTTCCTTAGAGAGTCTCGCGATCCCAATTCAAGGATTGTTTGTCCCACACTATTGTCTCTGGAATGTCGATACTGTTTCGAGAAAGGACACACAGTAAAGTATTGTGCAGTTTTGAAGAAAAAGGAGAGATCCACTTCTTCGGTGCACAATAATGCTCAAAAGAAGGCTACTGAAAAGCCTAAAGGTGAAAAGCCTAAAGGTAAGTCAACTAATCATAATATATTTGCTGTTTTAGCTTCGGATTCAGAAGAATCAGAAGAAGAAAAAGTCGTCACTCCAAAGGTTGCTGAAGTCAAGGAAGAGTTCCCAGCTCTGCCTACTACATCACTCACTCGCACTCATTTGGTTTCAACCAACTATGCTGCTGCGCTTTTAAGACCTGCTCCGCCAAAGCCAGTGAATGTTGTTGCTCCAGCGCCTGTACCTGTCCCAAATGCAGCCCCATGGTCTTCTTCAATCCCCAAAGCTTCAACGATGACGCGTTGGGCTGCATGGGATACGGACACAGAAACAGAAGATGATAGTGTGAGTTACGAGCATAAACCTTATGCTAACTCTACTCATCAAGAGGAAATTGATGAAGATTGGTAAAAATATAAAAAAATAAATATGAAAAATATAAAAATTTGTATAGTTTATTGCTTGTAATTGTTTAATTAAGAGTTTAAAAGATGAGACCACTTGGTCAATACTCTTTTTTCATTGATTGGTTTCTTTAAGTAAAAAAATATATTATTTAATTGTTAATTTAAACAACTTTTATGTAACCGTTCATTATTTTATTGTTCCAATTATTTCCTTCGCATTTGAACCATTCTAGTGATAGAATATTCCACCGAAATATTCAGGTTTCTTATTGGTTGAGGTTAGAATGATATAATAGTCATATTTGGGTTTCTCATTTATCTCCTTTACAGATTTAACCTCAAGACAGTTCGCACCTAAATGTTTTTAGACCAACTAATCTTTGCCGCTTTTGACACTTTTGAACGAGGATAACCAGATAAAATAACTGGTTTATATGGCAATAATGAACACCATAAGTAGTTTGCCTCTAGCATAACAGGTAGAACCTCAAAAATTCCGGGATTTTTATTCAACATTTTCCATACTAACTTTTGCTCCATTGACTGGAACCAACTAACATTCTTCTTACAAATTTTAGCCATTTTAGTATCAAAATCTGCTAACACACCATCCAAATCACAAAATATTTTTTGCTCAATCATTTTTTATTATAAAATATACAATAAGTATTTATACATTTTCATAATCAATTTTATTTACATGTTTCTTAAACCTAGAATCATATTTCCTGATTCCTTTTTGCTATTTACCATTATCTTATTTGGCTTAGTATTTATGAAAATAAAGGTAAACCTTTACTACCCGGCAAAGTTACTATTTCACGGTTTTTTTTATATAAATGACGTCTTGTATGTCTCTTATGTGTTACATATTTTTTATGTAGTCGATGTATTTTTGTATGCCTTTTATGTGTTTGTCTAGTTTTTTTACTCATATAATTAACATAGAAAAAGCAAATTATTTAATATTATTCAATAAAATTTTTAGTTAATTATCATACAAACAGAAAAATTGAAATTACTTAATAAATATATTAAAAGTTATTAATATTAAAACGTCCCAAGTCATCAAATGAATTCCAGTGAAGTAATCGAATGCGAAGAAGTGGAGGGAATTATTTCTCTACTAAAACTTAAAAATTTTAAAGGTAAAAAGCATGGTGTTTTACCTAGTAGTCCAACACACATTTCTATATTTGATGAAAAATGTAAAAATCGCAAACGTGTAGTTTTCTAAATTGCTAAATTTGCTGACATTAAAACCCTCGCTCAGGAAGAAAATCTTCTTAAATTAACCGCTAAAAATTTAAAACCCTATCTCCAAAGAACTTGAGTACCAAAGTTCCTATGTTGCCGTGATATTGGAATATTCGAAATAATAATTTAACTCTCACTCAACGTATTCCAGTTGTTTATTAAAAAGAAAATTAACGATTAGGTTCGTTATGAGTTTAATGCCCAATACAAAAACTCAAGGCTAATAAATACTTACCACATATCCAAAACTGGAAGAGATATTGATAATAGCTTTACTGATTTGAAAAATGTAATCCAGTGGACGTTCTCAATCTGGTAAACCCAGTTTTGTATGGTTAAATTTTTAAAATTTTTCATTGAAAACAACCTTATTCCTGTTGAGAAATCTATGAGCTAAGTTCCAAAGATTTGAAAAAGCAGTGTAAACAACGTTTTCCAGGAGCCATTTACATCCATATATATCATAATGGACAATTGAGCAAGTTTAAATGTGATGTTGAAGGAAACCCAAATATCCTTTTTATTAATGCTGTCATCAATTATTGGAAATTTAATAGTGTCTATTAAATTTTTTACCTTTTCCATCATTTCACAATTGTTATCTTTATTAATATATTTACAGTAATTTGTCCACTCCGCACGGCACATAGGACATTTTCTTTTTTTACTTTTATTTAAGTGCTTTACTATTGCACTTTCTGAAAAGTTATACTTACAAGCATCGCAGGTCATATAGGTGTCGCCATCTTTGATTTCTTCGTATGTAATGGGACACTCAGCATTTTTACCTTCATTAATATGCTTTTCTTTTGTATTCGTAAACTTAACCGGTTCAAATGTTATACAACAACCGCAGGAACCGATGATTGTGACGACAACGAAAACAAAAGAAAATGTTGGAAGTAGAAAGAAACCACATGCTGATAATCTGCTGATAAATAAGTAATAAGCATTTAAGTTAAATGAAGCCATTATGTAATGTAGTGTTGTAAAATATATTTATTAATGTGTTTATAAGTTCTTAAATAAATCAATTTTTTAACCAATTACCCAAACTGCTTTTTAAAAAAAATTGAAAAGTAATTATCTAATAGTAAAATATTAGATACTTATCAAACATCATATATGTCTCTAGCATCTTTAATTACAGATTTAACGACCAGGATTTTTGGAGCAGATATGCCAAAACTTGCTAAAAACACACCTAAAAATAATGAAACTATTCCTAATGAATATATTCTTGATCTTGAAGCAGGCGAAGGAGAATTTTATAGAAGACTTAAACAAAAACAATTAGAATTATATTCTAAACCCAAAGATTGGGACCTGGAGAAATCAGACCTAATGGCTATGAGAAATGTAAAATTATAGAAAACTATACATTTTGTAGAGACCAATTTCTGAAAGAAAAACAATAAGGTTATCTTGAGGATATTGCGATTAACGATACTAACTAAATATTATTGTTTATCTTGTTCTCATATTGCTATTAAAATTTATAGTCATGTTTTCATTAATATACCATTAAATTTATGTGTTAGTAATTTATTTCGTTAAACTATGTAATTTTAAACATATTATTAATCTAATTAATGACAGTTTTTTATAATTTAACTCCAATAAATGAATTTACATATAGTCTAAAAATTAATGGTGAACATATAAATGAACTTTACCATACTATTCAGCAAATGTTAAATTCGTGTCATTTTGAACACGAAACTAACAGTATTTTTTTCTCAGCCGAACATGTTGTTCCATTTAAAAAATACATATTAAATAAAAAAAAAACACAATTGTCACATGGTGAATGTATTAAACTAATTAATGATTTATCAAAACAAATATTGTATTTAAATAAACTTGGATTTGGATTTTATGGTTTTGATATTAGCGATATACTAACAATAGATAACACTTTTATTTTTTGTTCTACACAATTTTTATTACCATTAGATGGTAATTCTATTATTTTTACATCACCAATAAAACACCCATATTTTTCAAATCCAGAATTATTAGAACTAACAAGTTTACCATATGAAATAAATTATAAATGTTGCTATTATAGTTTAGGACTATTAGTTATATTTTCATTATTAAATATTTATTTGTTAGTTGGTAATGAATTTAAAACCTTTGAAGAAATAGATAAAATTATTAAACCTTTATATAATACAAAGATATACTGGTTTCTAAAAAGATGTTTGAATGATAATATAAATAATAGAAAATTATTGTTAGTTTAAAAATTAATTATCTATATTTATGATATATGTCATTAGCTACTTTCAAAAAAAAATCAATAAATAGCGCATCATCTGCCACTAAAATTTCTGGTAAACTAACAAATAATTATTGGATATATCAAGGTCCTTATGGTAGAAAGGGTAATTTGCCATCTACTATTTTTAATGCTAGTTTGGTAGGTCCTGATGGAATCGTTGGTGGAAATTATTATAATGCTTCTAATGCTGGTTTTTCTATTACTGGTTCATATAGAAATATTGGTGGAGTGGGTCAAAGTATGAGATTTAGTAAAAGCGCCACTCCGTATCGTGGTAAATATCCTAAAGGATGGGGTGGCACTAGAGGAAGATATCCTGATGGTCCAAATCAAGTATCATTAAATATTACACCAGTTATAACTGGAGTTGCTGTTCAAAATGCCATTGTTAAACCCCCTGTTCTAAGTACAAAAGGAATGTTAGAACGTAGATTTAGATGGATTAATTCTGGACAATATCCTAACTACTGGGTTCAACCTGATTACACTGGTAATCAAACTGATTCTGCCAGTCAAGGTTTATATATTCATAACAAAGCTGCCGGCAATTATTGTCATTATGATGTTAATAATACGGAAACCTATGTGAATTATTTTGTTCGTTGTGGTGCTACCGGCTGTCAAACTACCCCTGCTCGTGGTTATACTATGAATATTCAACAAGCGAATGCTCCTTACACAAAAACTTTACATCAACCAAAAGATGCAAGTGATTATACATTACGTATTCAAAGAAGATGTCAAGATCCGGTTGGTTTTCAAAAGCCATTCCCCTATGCTGTTCAAACAGGAACTGGTGTTCTTAAAGGAGGTATTAATGTTAGTAATGTGGCTAATGCTTGTAATACATCTAATAGTGTAGTAATACCTCCAGATTGGTATACTGGTGCTGCAATTTTAAAAGCAGATGGTTCAAAGACAACATTAAAAGATCAATTAGAGGCATTACGAAAGAATATATTACCGGAATTACAAGCTCAAGTTTTTGATGACTTATTAGGTACTTCTAGGAGTTAAATTAATAAATAATATATTTTAAAGTAATTTAAAGAGCTTTAAAACATATTTTTTCAACAATTATCTTTATCAATAACACTTTCTTTAACAATGTTTTTGATGATTTTATTATAACTTTTCTCGCATTCTTCCTTAGTTCCTCCCGACATTGAGTTACTAACAATCTTTAAATATAAGTTATTTTTCTTTGAGTCAGCATCTGTACAATCAGGATATTTTTCTTTCCAATTTTGTATTTGTTTAATATTTTGGTTTGCTATAGTTTTAATAGCTTTTGTTAGTATGGGTTTTTGGTCAACTTCTTTTTCCCATTTATCATTATCTTTGATATATAATACTTCACGTTTTAAATCACTACAATGAAGTGGTCTCATATGTTGTTCTAGTTTATTTAAATTTTTTAAGAATACATTAGTAATACCTTCAATATAACCAGCTCTTCCAGTATGTTCAAGATCGTCAAGATTTAGCTTAATAGAACTAACAAAGTCATTTATGTTTAAAGCATCTTTACATGTTTCATTCAAATATAGATTAAGATTGAATGATTTATTATCAATGTTATTAATAACATTATGAGAATTAGTGTTAGTAGTATTTCCAATACCATTTTCAATAATATTTGTTAGTTTTTCAGTTTGTTTAATAAGAGCATTAATAATATCTTTGTCAGATAACCCAAGATCAATAGATGATGATTCATAAACTTCTTGAGGTAAACATGTTTTACGATGTTTCCACAGTCCTGTTCTGCTTGTATATTTTTTATTACAGTTTTCACAAATTAAATTGAATGTATCGTAAGGGGATTTTTTTTCTAGATTTGGGGAAAAAATGTTAACTTTTGTTAACTTTTGATGTTTTGCTGTCAATAGATGTTTATTATAATCTTTTTTGTTATTGGTTTTGATGTTACAATATTCGCAAAAAAACTTGGGGAAAATTTGGGGAAAAAATGTTTCCATTTGTTAACTATTTAGTTAACAGAAAAATCCCTAAATCCTTTTCGCAAAAAATATAGAAAAATTATCGTCACATATTTTTGCTAACTTTTTTATATTATGTGAGCATTATCGTCACATTTCACGTATTCACGGTCTTTTTTAAAACTTTTTTGGGATTTCCAATTTTGGACATTTATTTTTGTCCATTTTCGAAAATCCATTCGACTTTTTAAAAAAAAGTTTAAGTTCAATATATATTATTGATTTTTGAACTTAAAGAGTCTTTAACTACAGGTAAATATATATAATTTTCAAATAACACTTTTATAAGTCATTTAAAAGCAAACTGGCAATTTTATAATAATGATTATAGGAATTTGCGGCTTTCAATCATCCGGTAAAGACACCATTGCAGATTATTTAATTACAGAACATGGTTTCATTAAAATGAGCTTTGCGTCTAAATTAAAAGATATAATATCAATTATGTTTGGATGGCCAAGAGACAGACTAGAAGGATTAACAAAAGAAGATCGTGAATGGAGAGAAACTGTAGACCCATGGTGGTCACAAACATTAAAAATGTCACAATTAACACCAAGATATGTAATGCAATATTTAGCAACCGATTTATTTCGTAATAAATTTCATCCTGATATTTGGGTAAAAATTGTTGAAAACGAATTGAACAAGTTACAGAGTAATAAAGTAAATATAGTAATATCAGATTGTCGTTTTGAAAATGAAATAAATATGATAATACGTTTAGGTGGAAAAATTATACAAGTTTATAGAAATCCACCCAGCTGGTTTTATAAATATAGACAAGGTAAATGTC